CTGGTGACAATGCTGTCGATGTGTATCCTAAGCCTGACGGTGTGTATCAGCTACGATTTAACGTGGTACTGCGTACAGCAGACTTCACAGAAGATACAGAGACTCTGGCAGTACCTTCATCACCTGTTGTGCAGGTAGCTACAGCACTAGGTGCTAGAGAGCGTGGAGAGACTGGTGGCACAAGTGCAGCAGAGTTGTTTGCTCTGGCTGACAGAACATTGTCTGATGCTATTGCTATTGATGCGTCACAACACCCTGAAGAAACTATCTGGTATTCTTAATGGCACAACAACTACAGAACATTACAGTAGCTGCTCCAGGCTTTGCTGGTCTAAACACACAGGACTCTCCTATAGGGATTGATCCTTCGTTTGCTGCTGTTGCAGACAACTGTGTTATTGATCAGCTAGGTCGTATTGGTGCGCGTAAGGGCTGGGTAGAGGTTTCTACTAACGGCTCTTCTGTACTAGGCACTAGCCGTGGTATAGAAACTGTATACGAGTTTATTGATAACTCTGGTGATAAGGTTATACTGTCAGCAGGTAACAATAAAATCTTTACAGGTACTACCACGTTAACAGACGCTACGCCTACTGGGTACACGCCTACAGCTAATAACTGGAAAGCTGTTACTTTAAACGACCATGTCTACTTATTCCAAAGAGATCACGAGTACGTGCTAGGTACAGATCACGGTGGTTCTTTTGTACTAGAAGAACACTCAGCACACTCTCACGCAACAGGTACACCACCAGAGGCTAATGAAGTCTTAGCAGCATACGGTCGTCTCTGGGCAGCAGACATTACAGGTAACAAGCACACTGTCTACTGGTCTGATCTACTAAATGGTCATCATTGGACAGGCGGTACGTCAGGCTCGTTAGACGTTACTACTGTATGGCCTACAGGCTTTGACGAGATAACGGCTCTAGCGGCCCACAATGGCTTCCTAATCATCTTTGGCAAGAAGTCTATACTGGTGTACTCAGGAGCCTCCTCTCCTGCCACTATGACGCTTACAGACACCATAGAAGGCGTTGGCTGTATAGCTCGTGACTCAGTACAACATACAGGTACTGATATACTGTTCTTGTCTGAGACAGGTGTACGTAGCTTTGGCAGGACTGTGCAAGAGAAGTCTATGCCTATGCGTGACATCAGCAAGAATGTACGCACTGACTTGGTATCTTTGATTCCTTTACAGACTAATCCTATCAAGTCACTGTACAGCTCTGAAGAAGCCTTCTACCTGTTAACACTACCTGACAGCAACACGGTGTACTGCTTTGACATGCGTAGGTCTTTAGAGGATGGTTCACATAGAGCTACTACATGGTCTAGTTTGTACCCTCTGTCTTTTGCTGTGCTAGAGGGTGGTGATATATACATAGGCATTTCTTCAGGCATTGTTAAGTACACAGGCTACATGGACGGTGCTAACAAGTACGAGATGCGCTACTTCAGTAATCCTATGGACTTTGGCAACACATCTAATCTGAAGTTCCTGAAGAAGTTTAACCTGACTATCATTGGTGGTCAGAACACACCTACTACATTAAACTGGGGTTATGACTACACAGCTAACTATACTAAGCAAGCCTTTACATTTGGTGAGTCTAACATAGCTGAGTATGGTATAGCAGAGTACAACACCACAGGCGAGTACACCTCTTCTATCCTTATCAACACTCCAAAGGTTAACACCAGCGGCAGTGGTGAGGTAGTAACCATTGGCATAGAAGCAGAAGTCAATGGTGCTGCTTTCTCAATTCAAAAAATCGACATACACGCTCTACTAGGGAGACTTATCTAAATGTCTAATTACACTAAGACAACTAACTTTGCTACAAAGGATTCTCTCCCTTCAGGCAATGCTGCGAAGATTGTGAGAGGTACAGAGATCGACACTGAGTTTAACAACATACAGATAGCGAGTGCTACAAAGGCTGACTCAGCTAATGCTGCGCTAACTGGAACAACTACCGCTGTAACCTTAGATGTATCAGGTACGTTAACGGCTGGTACAATTACTGGAGGTTCTTACTAATGAGTGACGTATTAAGTTATACGGCAAACCCAGGAGCTGGTGATCCAGGCAGCCCTACATACACAGGCACAGGTGGCGCAGGCGCTGTGCAACCAGCAGGTTTTTTTGAAGACATACTAGGTTTTCTAAATAATTCTACTGTTAACCAGGCACTACGCACAGGTGGTGAGTATTTCTTAGGCAGAGAAGCCATAGGAGATGTACAAGCACTAGGCCGTGAAGCTCAAGAAAGATCAACAGCTTTAGCAGAGCAAGGCCGAGCAGGTGCAGAGTTTAAGCCTTACACTGTTACAAGTGGCCTAGCTAACATTGCTACTACTCCTGAAGGTGGTTTTGGTATAAACCTGTCACCAGAGCAGCAAGCTCTACAGGCGCAGCTACAGGGCCAAGCAGCGGGTTTATTTGGACAGGTAGGTCAAGACCCAGCAGCGCAGCAAGCGGCTATCTTTGAGCAAATAAGGGCTACACAGCGTCCTGAAGAGGAGCGTCAGCGTCTAGCACTAGAAGAGCGTATGCTGTCACAAGGCCGTCTAGGTCTATCCTCTGCTGCTTATGGCGGTGCATCTCCTGAGCTACTGGCACAAGAGACTGCTCGTCAGGAAGCTATGGCACGAGCTAATGTAGGAGCTAGGCAGCAAGCACTAGCAGAGCAGCAGCAGGCTCTAGCAGGTGCTACAGGATTGCTAAGTGCTGGTTATCAGCCTCAGAGAGAAGCTCTTAATCTTCTACAAACCAGTGCAGTACCTGCTGGCTTTGCTGACATTGGTCGTAGGACTGGTACTGAGCTACAGTCACAAGTAGGAAGAGTTGGTTTAGAGACTGGTTTGAACTACGAGAACCTAGCTAACCAGCTACGTCTTGCTCAACAGCAGCAGCTACTTGGTGGTCTACTGGGTCAGCAGCCTACATACGCTGAACAGCTACAGGCTGGTAAGTTACAAATTGATTTAGGTGAAGCAGCAGGATTGTTTGGTTCGCTGTTTGATAAGTTTGGAGGTTAAGAAAATGGCTAGACAAGATATTGCAGGATTATTAACAGGCATTAGCAGCACACAGCAGCCTGTACAGCAAGCTGTTCCTGGTTCTCCTAACTTCTATGGCGAGTTTATGGCAGCTAGAGGCAGAGGGCTACAGCGAGGTCTAGGTGGGCTGTTACGTGGTGGTGAGCCTTCTCCGCAGGAAAAGATACAGGGTGCTATGTTTGAGCTAAACAGCCCTACAGATAAAGAAGGCGTAGCTAAAACAACTCAGCAGCAGATACTTGATTTAACTAAGCTGGCTCAAGTACAGCAGGTACAAGGTAACCCAGCAGCGGCTGCACAGACTGCGGCGAAGGTTCAGCAGTTGAAAGAGCAAGAACAGAAAAAAACTCAAGAAGAAGAAGCAGGTTTGAGAGCTTCGTCTATGGCTACAGCTTTAAAAACGGCAGGGCACGAAGAATTAGCTAGACAGGTTGAGTTAGGGGACACTGAGGCTTATAAAAGAGGCTTACAGTTAATTTCTCCAGAAAAGGGAAAAACATCTATTGAAGACATAGTAGACCCAGCAACAGGAGTTACTCACAAGGTTGTATTAAGCTCTGACGGGACAATATTACGCACTGTAGGTGTCAGTAAAATGCCTAAATTAAAAAGCGTGGGTCTACCAAATGGTCAAATTGTTTGGGAAAACGAAGCCACAGGGACAAGAGGCGAACCTCAAGACACTCCAGAAGCTGCGTCTCAAGAAAGAGATAGGGTAGACAAACTATATTCTGATTTAGCGGCTGTAGATAATGTTCTGGTTACTGTGTCAGAAGCTAAAAAACTAGCTGAAGACGAATATATGACTACAGGTGTTTTTTATAACTTAGCTTCTATGCCTTATGCTACAGACGCTAGAACTTTACAAACAAAAATAACAACACTACAGTCTACACTAGCATTTGATAGGCTACAGAAGATGCGTGACGAGTCTAAAACAGGCGGTGCTTTAGGCCAAGTTAGTAACATTGAACTACAGCTATTACAATCTGCTTTGACTGCTTTAGACCCTATAGTTGGAAAAGAAGAGTTTACAAAACAACTAGAAAAAGTACAGAAGCACTATACTAACTTTAAAAAGGCTTTGCTAGGTGAACCTCTTGATATTGATTGGTCAAGACCTGAATATAA